GTGCCTCCCGGTGACGCTGCGCCAGACCGCAGAATCGCGCTACTCACTTGCCATGTCTAGTCGCCCCGCCGCATAGGGGGATTCATCACAGGCACAGCCTAGTCCTCTTCCTGCCATAAAGCTATTTTTATCTGTGTATTTATTCAGTATAACCAAAAAGACCAGCGGTGCTGTGCTGGCTAAAGTCATATAAAACAAAAAGGCCGCCAATCGGCAGCCTTAGAAATCTGTGGTAATTGGACTGTAGTGCCGGGTGCCTCCCGGTGACTCTATGCTAGATCACAGAATCGCGTCATTCACCTCCAAGTCTAGTCGCCCCACCGCATAGGGGGATTCACCACAGGCGCAGCCTAATCGCCTTTCTTCAACAAAGCTAACTTTATTTACTCAGTATGAAAAAGAAAAAGGCCAGCGGTGTTAAGTAGTCCAGAATCATGTAAAACAAAAAGGCCGCCAATCGGCAGCCTTAGATATAGATGATACTGAGGTTGTGGTGCCGGGTGCCTCCCGGTGACCCTGCGCTAGACCACAGAACCGCGTTCTTCAAACCCGACTCGTTTTGCCTAGCCGCCCCACCGCTGAGGGGGATTCACCACCCGCGCACTGTACGTGGCTTGCATCTTTAAAGATACATATCATTTGCTATTTATTAATAATAAAAAACCCCGCCGGAGCGAGGTTTCGTAATTTGTTTGATAAGAGCTTTTCGACGCTGCCATCGTGGCGCAGTTCTGCCAAGCATGAATGAATTATTCATCTTTCTGGCCCGTTTTCAACATAAATTGAAATATTTTTTAAGAGGCCTCTCAGTTTTGCTCCGTTTTCATCTGCCGGCACACGGTCAGAAACACCTTTGCCTGGAAGATTTCAAGGCACCACCGCACGCGCTTACGCGCTTCGCCGTCAGTGAGCCAGGGGGCCACGTGCTGCAACTCTCGCGTGATGTCGGACATCTTCTTGCGGGTGGTATAGAACTGCCGGCCAACCAGATACACCGGGTCGTGCAGGTCGAAGGTGTTCAGCATGATCTGCTCGATAAAGTCAGCATCATCGCGGCGCTCGCTCTCTTCGATCAGCGCTGACAGGGTCACCGGCCACAGAATGGACCGGGCACGCAGCGCTGCCTGAACGCCACGGAACCCCTCTTCCCTCGCCTGACCCAGCGCCTCAGTGATGCGCGACAGCTGAGTGTCCGACCACTCCGATTGCTTAACCTCAGACCAGAACTGGCTGAAATTCTCCAGACGGTATTGCGCGCGGGTTTTACCGCCGACGCATTCGCCCCAGACCGTCAGCAAGGATTTGATCCAGGCAGACTGAACACTCTTAAGGGGCGTGAACTTCCCGAGGTAACTTTTTCTCGGTGCAGCAGCTGCTTTACCCAGACCTTCGATATGAATGCGGCGTTGACGTGGTGTCATCCTGTACTGCTCCTTAAGCCAGAACGCCGAGCGCGAATGCCCGGTCCAGCACTCTGATTATCATTTCCGGCTGAGTACCGTGCTTACGCTCGAATTTCACCGGATCGTCATGTAGTTCGGTATGGTGCTGGCGGCACAGGGGGATCACGAGACTGTCGTGCGCCTTCGTTCCCATGCCACCCTGGCCCCAGCCGATTAGATGGTGTGGATCATCTGACGGTCTGCCGCAGCACTCGCAGGGCTGCGTCTTAACCCATGCCAGATATTTGGGTTTGTCCCAGCGGGTCCGCTTTGGCCGCTTCATCAGGGTCTGAGGGGATTCGGGATCCACAAGTACGCTCACTACTGGCTTAATGGCTCGAACTTCAGGTAGCGCGCGGGCCTTGTCGGCGATGATGCTGGTGGCCGGTACCGACGGCACTATCTCGCTCTCGCGGTACGTTTGTGTCTCCGCTGGCAGGCGCAATGCCTCACGGGCAACGGATTCAGGCAGCGCATCAGTGACGCCGACACGAACAGCCCACCAGCACAACTCAGGCAGGGATATCTCGCGGGTCTTCTCGATCGCCAGCGCCGACCGCGCAGTGTCCAGCACCCAGTCGATGACGTTCTGCCGCGCCAGCTCCGCCAGACGTTCGGTGAATTGCTCGCGCAGCTGGTTGTCGCAGTGACCGCAGAGGCGGATTGCGCCGGGCTTGTGTCGCATGGTCGTCAGTTCGTGGTAGTGGTAATTGCTGTGCTGGTACTGGCAGGTGCCGCCGCCGTGGCGCAGCAACCAGTATTCCAGGCCAGCCAGCCCACCAGCAGCGGTGATCACCTTTTCGTGGAGGAAGAACGGACGCAGCGCCGGGTTGGCCGCCAGCGGCTGGCGAAGATCAGGCACCCGCCCAGTCTCAAAGCTGGCCATACTGGCAGGCTGGCTCTCCACCAGCACGCGCCCTGCAGTGAACATGGGCATCAGCTCGCTGCCGGGTTTCAGCAGAACAACACCCAGTTCGCGGGCGATAACAGGTTTCAGCAATGCGCGCATCAGGCGATCTCCCCGATAGTGATCTGCCCTTCTTCACCCCTACGCTTCGTAACGCGAGAATCCCAGATATGGGCATCATCCGCATAGATGGCATCCATCAGGGCTTTCTCCAGGTTATCTTTGTCGGGCTTCTGCTGGTGAGGTTTCCCCGTCATCTCCTGGCGCTTCTTCTGGCTCCAGCTCGGGGGCATCGGGAGGATAAACGTAATGTGTGCGCCTGCTTCCGGCAGTTCGACGCCCAGCAGCCGAACGAGATCGCAGAACGCGCGGTATCGGAGAACCTCCGGCCGCTTTTTCCACTTATCCGCCCTGGTCATCCTGGGTTTGCCCATCGGGGTGATGTTGTAGGTCTTCACGCTTCCCTCCATAGCTTTTGCTGGAAGGTCTTATCCTGGCGCGGGGCTCTGTTTGCCTCAGGCAGATAAGCGGTGAGCGTCCAGTGGATGAGATCGAAATCAAGGCTGCGCACAGTCCGCACGTCATTAGCGCGATAGCGGGCCTCGAGCTCGTCCACTTCTTTCGTCGTGAGCTGGGTGTGAATGAAGCTAGTTTTCTTCATGCCGTCACCAGTAAGTGCGCAGGCAAAAAGAAATCGCTGATTCCGAAAGGAACCAGATTAAGTTTTTGTTTGGTAGGTTTTTGCGCCATGGTATCTCTCCAGTGGCGCAGCAGGTATAGGTTGTTCAGGCCTATGACGGGAGTGTAACAGAATTCTGCGAAACGCGATAACCAGCCCGCTCCAGCATCAGCGTGAAGAGTGTCGGCGTTCCTACAATTTCATCAGACTGGAGCGGCATAAACGATACTTCGTCACCACGTCTGTACATTAGCGCTCGCTCGCATTCCGGAAATGTGTGCAGTCGTGCAACGATAACCCCATCGTGACATCTGATGACCGCATAGCCCTTTTTTGGTAATTCTTCTGTTTCTTTCACCGCACCCCTCCACCCGGGAAACTAATTGCATGCTGTATTAATAAAACCAGTCGTCTGCGCTTTCCCAGGTCTGCTGAAGGATTTCTTCAACCGTCTTTTTAACCTCTTTCTCACCACCATAAACACTTAACCCATCCGAGCCTGCGCGACGTATCACCAGACTGCAATCATCGAATTGGTTCTGGAGTCGTTTTAATAGTTCTTTTTCCAGTGCCGGAACCGCGCCCTTAGGAAGTTCTTTAGTACGATCAATGGTTAAATCAACTTTCATAATTGCCTCCGCTGCATCAACTGTATATTTATACAGTACACCGATACATAGGCATGATCAACGGTTTAACAGCGCGAAATGTTAACTAGTGACGAGCTAAAGTAAGAAAAAACCCGCCGAAGCGGGTATAAGTTAATCGATATTTGAAAAACCTTATCAAAGATCACTATCCAGCGTAATATCTTGTTCAATTACTGCAGCTTCAACCTTGTTACCCAGTTGCTGCTTCATTGAGTCGTAAATTGAAGGATCGTCACTCGGGCTTTTGAATGTTAAGACAAATGCGACATCTTGTTCATCTAATTCATGATGACTTGTATAATTAAATTGGAAAAGATCCCTAGTAAAAATACGCGCATAAAGTCTTACTTTATTATTATCAACAGAGACTCCTTTAAAACTTTTTCCATGGTGTCGAATCGGGCTCCATTTAGCTAATTCACTTCGTGAATCAATTTCTTTTTCGGTAGATTCTTTCATGGTACCAAGAAGATTTTTAGCTTTGCCCCCGTTAGTAATATGTTGTAATGCACATTGTAATCTTGTTGAAAAATAATTATCCCCTGCTAATTCAGCCACTACTGGCTTTAATATGGCGGTTAAAATAATGCTCCCCTTGATTTTACCATCAACAATCATCTCAGGTGGAATTGGAATATCATTCCAATAATACGCACTTCCTGCTTTTAGCTTAGAATTCCATGCCAAGGTAACTGTCCCATCTTCACACATCCATGGCATAGAACTTCCTTTGCGCCAAGGAGATCCCCAACCAAGCGCAAGGTCATGCTCAATACCTTCAGCTTTATTTATTAACAATGCCTTAACTAAATCAGGGGTCGGCTCTTTTAAATTTTTAAATGTATGAGCAGCAATACTTGATATCAATGGCGCACTAAAACTTGTGCCAGTTTTAACGTCCCCTCCTAGCATTCTCAATTTTGAAAACCAAGAGAGTTCAGGTTTCTTCATTCCACCCGGTGCAGGCCCACGTAAACTTTTTGGACAATGTGAAGACACTTCACCGAAAATAGACGATCTACGACCAGATACTGTCAAGGCTGCTTCACAATCAGCCGGAGGGCATAGTGTATTTGGATTAGCAGCATTAACATTACCAATTGAAATCACAGGTAAAATATTAAAATCTCGAGCCAGCAAACTTATTTCATGTCCCAGCCTGCTTATTTCATCAAAATTATCAGATGGAGATGCTTCATTAAACGATAGATTCCAAACAGAAGAAATACCTTTAGTTTTCTCAGCGACAGCTCTTAAATAATTAATGAACTGTTCTGTTGTTGGTTGTGAATTTATATCTCTTTTACTTATAGCTTGTACGCTTACAAACTTACATTCTAACTGAGGCAAATGTAACTTATTATTCCAAGCTCCCCCTTGGCAGACTAGAGAAGTAACACGGTTACCATGCTTCATATCTGCATCGTAACTATCAATAAGTGGCTTTATATTAATTACGTTCAATGGCAAATATGACTTCGATGAACAACCACCATCAACTATTACAACAACAGGAGCGGTTTCTTTATTAATCATTTTTGGTGAAGGCTCTTCTCCTTCGCCAGGAGGCAATGATCTTGTAGTGACTTTCTTGACCGGTTCGATTCTATAAATAGCTCCAGAGCTTATGAGTTGATTGAAATCTTTTTTATTTTTTACAACCGCTGTAAATGTCAAATGCCCATGCGACAAGTATTGTTTTAATTTTCTTTTAAATGAACGAGCCCCAGATGTTTTTTTACCCTCTTCAAAAATGTTATCATATATTGATTCCCCAAACGTGATAACATCCTCTTCAACAAGATCTTCTAACTCTTCAGCAACTGAAAATCTAGCATCTGGATCATGAAATGGAAGAAGCCAAATATTAAACTGATTATCCTCTCCTTTAAAATCCAACTCAGATAAACTTTTCCCTCTTAAAACTGCATTCCTATCGAATGCTTTTATACTTTCAAGCCTAGAGACATCAACTTTAACTCTATCGTTACTAGCGTTTTTTATTTTTTTGATGATCTCTGGTATTTTATCCTTGCTTGTCTCGACTAAAAACCCATTATAAGCAGGAGAAATTAATCTAGTAAATGGATTTGTTTCAAATAAATCCGTAGGAGTCCATGAAGGTGCTAATGAGTCATCAAACATCTTGATTAGCAGATGGATTTTACCAGCGTGAGCTATAATAGCTTTGTTTTCACGTATACCATTCAGGCTTTCACTTAAAGCCTCTTTTTGAAAATCTAGTCTAGCCCACTGAATACCGTCAGCATTCTTACCTCCACCATTTATCGCTTTTGGAGTTGGATCCTCCAAATATGATAGTAGAGGGTTTAATACTTTCTTACTGTTATTACCATCTGCCATAGTATTACTCCTTTAAATGGCTTGAAACTGTTTGCCTACTCAAACCTAATAGGCTTGCAATTTCTGTCTGTGTAAAAGATTTTGCATCATACAAAAGATTTATTAACCTTTTTTTCGTATTTAAATCAGGATCTTTAGAGTTAGGCATGACTGAATTATTATATTCACTATCCATAATTGATAATAAAACGGAAGGAATATTTAACGTCGTATTTGATAATATTGACTGCCTTCTGGCAGAAATAGCTATTGTTTCAATATCAGCACCACTAAGCCCTTTTGAAACAATACCCAGAGCTTTTAATTCCTTATCAGAACCTTTATCACTGAATAGAAAATGACTCCATAAAAATTCGCGCAAATCTTGAGAAGGTAAATCGAGACGCATCTTAAATGGGAAACGTCTCCAAATAGCAGGATCAAGTAGTTCAGCATGGTTAGTTGCTGCTATTACTATTGAACTATCATCAAGTGAATCTAAACCTTGAATCAAAGTATTAACCACTCTTTTAAGTTCCCCTATTTCATGACGGTCATCTCTGACTTTTGCAACTGCATCAACTTCATCAAGAAATAAAACCCCATTCCTTGAGGGAACAAAATCAAATATCTGTCTTAAATTCTTCGCCGTATCACCCAGAAGAGAAGAAATGACAGAATCTAATCTCACAACATAAAGCGGTCTATTAAGCTGTGATGCTATATGTCCGGCAATCAAAGTCTTACCTGTTCCCGGTGGACCAGATAACAATAAACCTAGTTTTCCCACTAAACCATTCGCGATGAGCTTGTCTTGGTATTTAACACTGTCAACAAAAGTATTAAACGTTTCCCGTTCACTTTCCTCTAGGAAAAGAGGTGTAACGGGCCACTGATGTTCTTCTACCAACGGCATTCTTGACTTTGGATCAACGGGTAAGCTATCGCTGTAACCTGAACTACGTAACGGCACCCCCTTACGTCGCAAAACAGATTTTATTTTTTTTGCACCATCCATATTATCGGTACTTATAGCTTTGGCAATTCGATTGCTCACACTACGTACTTCAGAATAGTTTGCATCTAAAGACGCTTCTATAAGAGCAACAATATCGTCAACTAACACTTTCATACCTTTTCCGGATAAATTGATGACCTCAATAAGAGCCATCCCTTTCGAACGCATGTAAATCATAGTTCATTTTATGTAAACATAAAACTGAAATATGTTAACCAAGCGTGGCTTTTTGCTGCTCAAAAGCACTTCATGTCTCTACATCTATGATTTCAAACTCGGCATCAGTTAAGTCCTCCCCGCTTGGCGTAGGCACTCTTTACGCCGTTTGGCGATCCGGGCAACTTCGACAGCACTGCAGGCGATCCCGAACATGTCCGAATACACCGCTGCGGCGCGACGCCACAGCCCCTTTTCTTCAAGCGCCTTCGCCTTCTGCTCCGCAGCCTGCATCTTGATCGGGTCGCTTTTCTCCTCCATGCACGGAAGGATCACATCCGGAATATCGGCATGCGGTACCGCCGCATAGGTGTACTGAACGCTGTTGCGGGAGTGTATTATCACCCCATCGTCACTCAGCTCACGCAGCAGCTTGCCTGCTGTTGCACCTGACATATCCAGCGCTTCGGAAACGTCGCCGACGGCGCAGTTCGGCTGATAGCGCACAAAAACCGCCACCTGGTCTTTCTGAGTTAATGGTTTGGTCATTGGTCATCACTCGATTTAGTTGGTTAAACCTGCTGCTTTGCGGCGTTTGTACTCTTCCATCAGCAGCTGCGCCGGGGTTGGCCCTGCCGGGTGCTGCGGTGCTGCCAGCTGGCGGCGAATCGGCGGTACCGAAAGGCCGTTACTGACGTGCTTGCTCCATTTTGTTAACAGCTTCTCTGCCAGTTTTTTAAGTTCCCCCTCTGTCATCTGGCGCTCCACGCCCGTTCTGCGCATCTCAACGCAGATGTGATACAGGACTGGTTGCGACCATGGGTATTTATCGCTGCCTGAGTACCGGTAGGACTCGTTACGCCAGCGGCGGTATTCCTCCATCACGTGCTCTGAGGTCAGACCAAACGGGTTAGCACCGCTCTCCGAGACCAGTGAAACGAACTCAGCCAGGTCTGGCGGCCACGTGTTTCCTGCGGCGCACCGCTCCATGCTCTGCTGGCAGACAAGTTTGATCTGCGCCTCAGTCATCGAACCGATCTGAGCAATCCAGAGCGCCGACGGCTCGGCCCCATTCTTCTGCGTCCAACGGTTCGAGAATATTTCCCCCATGACCTGCCACAGGCGCCACGCCGTTTCCGTTGCCATCAAGTCCATTGCGACGTCTCCACTCTGCGTGGGCTGACTGAATCTGCTGAACAGCCCTGGATGCTGTAGGCTCTCCCCGAACTCCTGCATTGTCCTTACCTCCGGTTTCCGGTTGTTTTTTGGATCTCACCAGTACGATGTGCCGTGCGAATTTCTGTTCCCACTGGACCTGCGTGAATACTTTCCCTTCGGATTCCCAGTACGACGCGAACTCTGCGAGCTCTGTCGGGAGGTAAACAGGTTCAGGCAATGCAATCCCCCACATCGCAGCACGCTGGCGAAAATCTCTGGACGGCAACCACGTGTCGGTCATGGTGAACTTACCGATCGGCTCATCCAGGCCCTCAAGGTATCGGGCTGCAGTTGGTTCAACCGGGGTCTGCCCCTCTTCCGATTTTTCTTCGGCGCCCTCGCTAAGAGAGGGGTTGAGATCTTCTCTTCTCTTCTCTTCTCTTCTCTGGTCCGCTTTTTGTCCGCATCGGATGCGGACATCTTGCGGACATTTCGTTTCCTGTCTGCCTCCTGTGCGCGCCGTTTCGCGGACTGTCCGTTATGCTCAAAAAATCTTGGCATACAGAGGCTTACATCAGTCGATTCAAGCCAGCCGACAGTAATAAGAGCCTGCGCGAAACCTTCAAATCCGATCATGTCGTTCAGCGTTTTTGGGGAGTAACCTTCCAGCTCTCCATCTACTGAATGAGCATCAAACAGACACCATGTCGCATGTAGTGCGCCGACAACGCGCAATCTGTCCGCATCCAAAGCGGACGCAATGCGGACGACTTTGGGGTGTGTGTGCAAATCAGCACGCATCTTGATCCAGTCTCCAGCCATTACCGCTCCCCTGCCGTGGATGATTTATTGGTCATTGGTCAAAACTCGATTACGTAAATAGCGGAGCCAGTGCCTGCAGGTGAGCGATCACTACACCTGCCAGTTCTCCCGGTAACAGCGCTGCGTTGGCGAGAAGGTTTTCAAAACCCTCCTTCGCCTGCTTCTTGCTCGGCAGACCCATCAGCTTTGCCTGGTGGTGCTCGCCACACTCTTTAATTGCATCGGCCACCAGCTCGATATCGGTTTTACCCTGACGGAGACCATGTTTTCTGGCGATCTCTATCGGCATCGCCACGCTGATCGCATTCGCGAGTTGCATGACATAAGCCGTGTACTTGCTGGAATTGGTTTCGTTTTTCAGGTAGCGATAAAGGTTCTGCTTGTTCACAGTGATCCCTCGCCCGCCCTCTTTTGCCCACTGCTCGGCCACCAGCTCTGTAACAACGTCCTGCGCCTGGCCGGGCAAAGTAAGCTCCCATTCACGAACGGCTGTAAGGATCGCCTGCCGCCGCAAATTGTCTCTGCGGCGAGGCTCATACTGATTTTTAGTTTTCAGCGGAGCGATAGCCTTTTGGTTATCATGCTCATAAGTAATGGCTTGCATTTGAACTCCTTAACCATCTGTTAGTGGTGGGAAAACCTCATCTAATGAACATCGCGCCCCCAGAGCATTAAGCGCGGCTACGATACGGCGGGAATCTTCAAGGCTTGGCGTTCTCAGATTCGATTCATAGTTCGCCAAACGCGGTTGGTTCCAACCAATCTGTTGTGCAAGCGCCAGCTGGGAAATGTTTGCTTTTTTGCGATAGTGAGAAATTAGGTTCATCCGACTCTCCTGTAAGATGTGAACATTATTCACATATCGTGAATTGCATGTCAACATAATCGTGAATCGATAAAGATTCACTATGCGTGATAAAATCGACTCATGAAGACAATTGCAGAACAGATCGGCGAGCGTATTAGAACGCTTCGCATTCAAAAGGGATTGAGCCAGGCCCAAGCTGCAAAGTTATGTGGTTGGTCAGCTGCGTCTCGTCTCGCCAATTACGAATCCGGGTTGAGGAACGTTGGTGCTGACGATGCAATGATTTTAGCCAGAATATTAGGCACTTCACCAGGCGAACTGCTATTCGGTGAGCGTGGCGATGAAGATAAATGGCTTACAGAAAAACAAAGAGTAATGCTCAATTTGTTCAAACAATTACCTGAAACTGAGCAAGACAAAATGATTGATATCTTCCAGGTCAGGCTTAAAGAAATTGATGAATACGTTGAGAAGTACCTTCGCGGAAGATTCAAACCGATGGATGACCAGTCTGATACAAACAGCTAATTAACTCATACCATCCATAACCAGCCACCCGGCTGGTTTTTTTTCGTCCTTAAATCAAAATCCTCACATTTTGTGAAAAATAAAATTCACTTTTTGTATTGACGTTATATTCACGCCATGTGAAACTTCGAGCACACCAAGCAGCAAGTAAGTCATCCAGGCAGGACGCCCACGTAGTAGCTGCCGGCGGCATATGAAACACCGGATGAGATGACCAGAGAATGTGCTTTGCGGTGAACCAGCTATTTGCTGAGTTTATCGAGTTTTTCAGGCGGAGAAGCGACTGACCACCGCAGCTGGGGCGCCAGCAAAGCACATACAAACAATGCGCAGCAGATAGTACCGTTCCGCTTGCCAGCGTTACAGGCTGATATAGGAGTAAAAATTGTGGATTACATGGATATCAGAAAGAGTGAGCTTTATGCACATTGCAAAGGCTCACTCTGGAGAAATGGGTCTGGCTGGAAAGCATATAACCCTATTTCCATTCGTCTTCTGCGAGCTTCTGGTTAAGAAAGACTTCGAATTTTACATAGAGTTTTTCAATCTCTTCAACAGGATCGTGTTGGTCTGAAAGATTTCGACCGGATGAGATTTGAGCAGAACGGTAGGAGTTATATGTATCAACCGCCAGGCGAGTTAAATACAAGACCTTCTCTTCTTTTTCCACAGTTAATTCCCTCGTTACAGTATGGGAATTACCACAATAGCACTGAAGTTAGGGCCGCGATACGACAGGCAAAATTAAACAGGAGATAACCATGATCGACTACGCACGTAATCCCGTTAAACAGCAGGCTATTCGCCTCAACATTGTTGAAGTCCTGATCCGCAAGTTCTGCTACTTCATGGCGCAGAAAGGCAATCCAGAGCTCAACGCATGAACTCGCTTTTCGCCTTAATCGTTAACGTCTGCGCCCTCACCGGGGAATGCTCAGACATCATGCTCGGGGTTTATAAGACCGAGGCGGTTTGTGAAGCAGCTGCCGCAGAGCAGCACGTTAAAGGACAGTGTTACCCGTACAAACCGGCTGACGACCAACAGCCAGCGTTACATTTTTAATCGAGTTTTGACCAATGGCCTGACTGGCCCTGAAGGGATCCATTATGGAATTTGGAATGAAACGAGTGATGGCATCTGTCCAGGCTGTTGCGGTTCTGGAAAGAATCTACTGCGGCAAGCCAGTACCCCTCGCCACACTGAGTAAAGAATCGAAGCTCTCGGTTTCCTACCTGGAGCAAATTTTTAAGCGGCTGCGCAGCGGCAAGCTGGTCACCTCACACAGAGGGCCGGGCGGCGGATATAGTCTGCGCGAAGGTGATATCTCAGTTTCAGCAGTCATCCGCGCAGTAAGCAAGATCCCATCGAATACCACGTTCGACCCGGTTCTTGTTGCACTTGACGGAGTGCTTATCTCTCAGCTGGCGAACAAGCCCAGCGCCCAATAAGCACAAAACCCGCGCAAGGCGGGTTCAGTACCCGGTCAGCCGACCAAAGCTTTCCGGAATCGAGTGTTGACCAATGACCACTACCTAAGCAGCGCTCATTAGCTGTTGGGTATCTTACACCCAAAAGAGGCTCCACCATGGAATTTTTTTATCAGATTAAGGCAACCCAGAAATCAGGTAAGCAGGATGCAGTGATTTGGTTCACTGCGAAAAGCGAAGCGCGCGCCGCCCTGACGCTTGATGTTGCGCTGGAAGATGCTGGCATCGAAACTGGCCGCGGTAAGGACTACGCCAAGCCTTTACGCACCGACATTCCAGTTATTAACGATCTGCCAGAGGAAGGTTCCGTCTGCTTTGAGTTCTGTAAGCGCTACGCCCTGGCTGACGACCAGCGCACCTGGAACGTAATTCCCGGCGCCGCGCATCAGGGCGAAACCACTCTTGCCCCAACCAGCACCATTACCACCACCAGCGATGCGGGTCTCCCCGCCACGATGGTAATCTCCACTGATACCGTTGATGCGGGCAACACCTCCCTGCTTGAAAATCGCAACCCGGCCGTCCGCTATGCCGTCCATCTGCTTGGCGACAAATACCATTCGGAGATCAGCCAGGAGCAGTTGATAGTCGCTAATGAACTGGTGATGGATGAGGAAATTGTTTACTTCCAGAACCTGCTGCAGGCCAAAAATGATGTTCCTGATGTGAGCGATCTCAGCCTGCATACCGAGTGGAAACTGGTGCAGGCCGTCAAAGACGTTTTCCCGCAGGACAAAGAACACGAACCCGCGCTGCTGGCCACCTTCATGTCGAGCTGGATTGAAGCCGAAGCTGGCGATCGCAATCAGTTGGTTGATGACTGGAAGAGTAGGAAGCTCCCGGCGACTGCGGGATACGATGTTGGTACCACCTCTGAGAATGTCTGTGATGCAGTGAGAGAGTTCCGCGAACGTGAACTCCCGGTGTTAACGACCGTCGCCACCATGCCTTTCCGTCAGCGTCTTCTTGCACAGTTCATCGCTGACAAGCATTATTTCTATCACGTCGATGAAGAGCAGAAGAAAGTCATTCGGCTACTCGAGCTGGATGCGGATAACAGCTACGTGCAGAACCTCATTCTGGCCGCCGAAAATGTTGATGGCTTCAAGAAAGCACATGAGCCCGACATCTGGAAAGTGGTCAATGCACTGAAAACCATCTTCCCAGTTGATGGGAAACGCACAGAGTTGTCTGTCGTCATACAGTTCTTCAAAGCCTGGTTCAGCACCGAGCGCATTGACCGCGGGATCCTGACGCGCGAATGGGCCGCCGGCAACCGCATCAACATCGTGCAGCGCACTGACGCCGGGACCAATGCCGATGGCGGGTACATAACTGATCGCGGCGCTGATGCACACCATACCCTGGAGACCCTCGATCTGGAGATCGCCTGCGCCCTGCTGCCGATGGATTTCAACCATCGGGAAATTCCTGGCAGCATCGCGCGCCGCGGCAAAGATATCGTCGCGAATAAAGAAGAGCCGTGGAAGTCGTGGAGCAAAATCCTGCGTAACCAGCCCGGCGTTCTGGCAGTGAACCGCGCGGCCATCTTCAACCTGGTGCGCATCGCGCCAGAGAATATCCACCTGAACCCGGTTGCTCATCTGGAGTTCGTTAACCAGACGATGACGGCTGAATTCAATGCCGCAACTGAGTTGCTGCCACTGCATGCGCCAGTTGCTGAACCTGAGGTGCCGGCAGCACAGCCGGGCGGCGGCGGAAAAACTGATCGCAACCCTAACTACAAACCCGACTTTGACGGGCTCGATACTGAGATTGCGTTGGCAACGCTGTCAGCGGATTTCAATATTTACGATATTCCAAGTGATGTTTTCCGTCAGGCAAAGGCTATCGTCGCAGCGAATGACAGTCCGTTTAAAGAATGGTCTGAAGCTTTGCGCGCAACGCCCGGTATTCTGGATTACTCCCGCGCTGCAATTTTTGCGCTGATCCGAAGTGCGCACCCTGAGCACTACAAGCAGCCTGGGCGCCTTGCTGGATACATCAACGCAAACCTGACCGAAAACGACCACGAGAATCCTACAGCGGAAATGCTGACGGCAGCTCGCCACACCCCAGAAGTGAGCTGGGAAAGTGAAGTTAACGAGCAGATCGAAGCGGAAAAAGCAGCGTTAGCCAGCCAGCCGCAGGTCGCGAACCTCGGCGGAGGCGTATTCGCCATCGATGGCCTGATGAACGAAAAACAACCAAAAAATGATGACCGTTCACCGGTTAATGAGGAGACCACCAGCGATGTGCAGATGGAAGAGACTGACCCGGCGGAAGGAGAAAGTATTAGCGCGGTTCCACCAGGCGAAAGCGCTGATGCAGCTGCTGCGCAAACAAATGCCGTAGCGGGAACCATATGCACTGGTTGTGGTACCGAAGGCGGCGGCGGTTGCCCTGACTGTGGCGCCGCGGTTGGCGATGCAACTTATGTGGGAATGGAGGCGGGTCTGGAAGAGGAACTGGAGACGCTAGGGGCTGATACCTCAAACTCGGAAACCATGTTTACGCACATAATGGTGGATCTCGAGACAATGGGTAAAAAACCGGGCGCGCCGATCGTTTCTGTGGGGGCAGTATTCTTTGACCCGGCCAGCGGGAAAACCGGTGCTGAATACTATCAGGTGATTAGCCTGGAATCGTCGATGTCATTCGGGGCCAGGCCAGATGCCAGCACCATCCTCTGGTGGTTGAAGCAATCGCCGGAAGCACGATCTGCAATCGTAGTGGATGATACGGTCGGCCTAGTGGAAGCGTTGGAGCAATTCCTCGACTTCATTGCTGAAAACGCGACTAACGGCTCCAAGAATGTGCAGCTCTGGGGGAATGGCAGTTCGTTCGATTGCTCACTTCTGGAAGCGGCTTTCGAGCTGGCCGACACGCCCTTCCCGATCCCGCACTGGAACTATCGGGATGTGCGTACCGTCGTCGAACTGGGCAAAGCAGTTGGGTTGAACTCGCGTTACGACATCCCTTTTGAAGGCGATCAACACAATGCCCTGGCCGACGCCCGCCACCAGGTCAAATACGTATCAGCTATCTGGCAGCGCCTGACAGCAATCTGATTTCAGTTTTTCAGCCAATGGCCCGTTTCTGGGCCATTATGAGGTAAAGCATATGATCCAGATGTTAACTCTCGAAGAATGGGCCGCTGAAAAATACAGAAGCAACCCTCCAAGCGTGTCGACACTTCGACGATATGCGAAGCAGAATCAGTTCTCTCCACCTGCTATGAAGCAGGGCCGCTTATGGCGTGTTCGTGAAGATGCTGAACTGGTAGGTGAATTGACTGCGCCGGTAGTTAAGAAGAACGACTCCATATTGCTGCAAAGGATTTTGAACGATGGCTGCCAGACCACGTAAAAACAATGTATCTGTTCCGAACCTTTACCCCCTCTACAGCAGGAAGGTGAATAAGGTTTACTGGCGTTATAAACATCCAATCACTGGCAAATTCCATGCGTTGGGCACTGATGAGGCCCAAGCTGTAGCGATCGCCACGGAAGCAAACGAGCGCCTGGCGGAACAGAGGACCCGGCAAATTCTGGCGATCAGCGACAGGATCGCCACCAGCAAAGGTAAGGCGATCACGGTATCAACATGGCTCGACCGATACTGGAAAATTCAGGAAGAGCGTCTGGCGACGGGCGATATCAGGCTGAACACGTTCAAACAGAAAAGCAAGCCGGTTTCGTTGTTGCGAGAGCGTGTCGGAATGAAGTTGCTGCCATCAGTGGATGTCCGCGATATCGCCCAATTGCTTGATGAGTACGTCACAGCCGGTCAGCCGCGAATGGCCCAAGTAGTTCGGACAGTGTTGGTTGATATTTTTAAAGAAGCGCAGCATGCGGGTGAGGTTCCTCCGGGTTACGATCCTGCCTCAGCGACCAAAAAACCCCGCCGAAAAATCACCCGCCAGCGCCTTAGCCTGGAGGAATGGCAGCGGATTTTCGATATTGCAGACAGCACCCATCAATATATGGGGAATGCAATGCTGCTGGCATTAGTGACGGGCCAGCGCCTCGGTGATATTTCCAATATGAAGTTTAACGATGTCTGGGATGATCACCTGCACGTACTGCAGGAAAAGACGGGGAGCAAAATTGCCATCCCTCTATCGCTTCGTCTCAACGCAATAAACTGGAGTTTGCGGGATATAATTTCTCGTTGCAGGGATTATGCTGTCAGCCCTTATCTGGTTCATTTTTTCAGAGCCACCTCTCAAGCGGAACGTGGCTCGCAGGTTAGATCCAATACGCTGACAACAAATTTCAGCAAGGCCCGTGACAAAGCTGAGATACCACTGGAAGAAGGCAAGACGCCGTCTACTTTTCACGAGCAGCGTTCTTTAGCGGAAAGGTTATATAAAGCGCAGGGTGTGAACACGAAAGAGCTTCTTGGGCATAGGTCCCAGCAGCAGACTGATGGCTATCATGATGACCGTGGGAAGGACTGGACGACAATCGCGATATAGGATTCTGGGGTGGGGTTTTGATAACTTGTTTTGATAAACTTTTGATAACCGTTCGAAAACTAATAATAAAAAACGGGAACCAACAGGCTCCCGTTTGCATACAACCCAGATCCTGGATTACATGTTTTCGATGATCGCGTCACCAAACTCTGAACATTTCAGCAGTTTAGCGCCTTCCATCAGACGTTCGAAATCGTAGGTTACGGTTTTGGCGTTAATCGCGCCTTCCATACCTTTAACGATCAGGTCTGCGGCTTCGAACCATTCCATATGACGCAGCATCATTTCTGCGGACAGGATGATGGAACCTGGGTTCACTTTATCCTGACCAGCGTACTTAGGCGCTGTACCGTGGGTTGCTTCGAACAGGGCGCACTCGTCACCGATGTTCGCGCCTGGTGCGATACCGATACCGCCAACCTGCGCCGCCAGGGCGTCGGAGATGTAGTCACCGTTCAGGTTCATACAGGCGATAACGTCGTACTCAGCCGGACGCAGCAGGATCTGCTGCAGGAACGCATCGGCGATCACATCTTTAATGATGATCTCTTTGCCGGTGTTCGGGTTCTTGATCTTCTGCCACGGGCCGCCGTCGATCAGCTCACCACCGAACTCTTCCGCCGCCAACTGGTAACCCCAGTCTTTGAATGCGCCTTCGGTGAACTTCATGATGTTGCCTTTGTGAACGATGGTCACAGAGTCACGGTCGTTGGTGATCGCGTATTCAATCGCTGCACGAACCAGACGCTTGGTGCCGTCTTCGGAGCATGGCTTGATACCGATACCGCAATGCTCAGGGAAGCGAATTTTCTTCACGCCCATCTCATCGCGCAGGAATTTGATCACTTTCTCTGCGTCGGCAGAGTCAGCTTTCCACTCGATGCCCGCGTAGATATCTTCGGAGTTCTCACGGAAGATAACCATGTCGGTCAGCTCAGGGTGTTTAACCGGGCTTGGGGTGCCCTGGTAGTAACGCACCGGGCGCAGGCAGACGTACAGGTCGAGTTCCTGACGCAGAGCAACGTTCAGGGAGCGAATACCGCCACCGACTGGCGTGGTCAGTGGGCCTTTGATGGCAACGCGGTAGTCACGGATCAGATCCAGCGTCTCAGCTGGCAGCCAGACGTCCTGGCCGTAAACGTGGGTAGATTTTTCACCGGTGTAAATTTCCATCCAGGAAATTTTACGCTCGCCTTTATAGGCTTTCTCAACAGCGGCATCCACCACTTTCAGCATTGCTGGGGTTACGTCAACACCGATACCGTCACCTTCGATGAACGGGATAATCGGATTGTGTGGGACGTTCAGCTTGCCGTCTTGCAGGGTGATCTTTTTACCTTCCGCCGGAACTACTACTTTGCTTTCCATTAACCTCTCCTTCGGGCGCTTCTGGTTGTTACTGATCTTATGTTAATAATTTGTAATGAGCCCTTCGATAGTACCTGAATGTCTGGCGCCATGAAAGGCATTCGTTATTAGGCTATAATGCGGCAATTGATAACGTCTGAAAATACCATGCAGAAAACTTCTTTTAGAAATCACCGGGTTGAACGATTCAGCACACGACAAGCCGCCAGGCCGCGCAAACCGCGCGAGGCGACACGCGTCATAGTGTTCAATAAACCCTACGATGTGCTGCCGCACTTTACCGACGAAGCCGGGCGCAGTACGTTGAAGGATTACATCCCCATTCAGGGGGTTTATGCCGCAGGCCGACTCGATCGCGACAGCGAAGGGCTGATGGTACTCACCAACGACGGCGAGCTGCAGGCAAGGCTCACCCAGCCCGGGAAACGCACCGGCAAAATCTACTACGTGCAGGTTGAGGGCATTCCTGACGACGACGCGCTGGCCGCATTGCGTAACGGCGTCACGCTGAATGACGGCCCTACCCTGCCCGCGGGCATTGAGCTGGTGAGCGAGCCTGAGTGGCTCTGGCCGC